CCGGTAATCTTAATTATTTTCTTCCCGGAATAATTCCTGAGCTCTGTGTAGATTTCTGAACCGGCAAATATGCTCCCACCAGGGGAGTTGATATAGATTTCAACGTCTTCACCTCCAGCAGCCTGCAAAGCCTTAATGATTTTCTTTGGAGATGTGCTCTCTAACCCAAGCCAGTCATATACCCATTCATTCCCAGATTCAATGATCTGCCCCTTCACATCAATTCGCTTTGCCACTCTTCTCACCCCCTTCTAATAGCGCCGTGATTCCGGCCCTCGTTTCATTTACGTTATCCAGATTCATTTGGGCCAGGAGGCCCTTGATCTGGTTGACTGTCTGTGTGTCAAGTCTTCGCAGTGGCTTATCTCCATCAGGCACCGGACTTAAGTTCAGCGTTTCTCTCCATTCGTTCGGTGTTAGGGCTCCTCTGTCTACCATGGCCTGTAAAGCCAGTTTTGTTGACAGGCTGGCACAATGTAGGTTTCCTGCATCGAAATAGATTTTGTTTCCGCAGCCTCGTTCCCTCCGACTGAATAATTTCCTTGTGTACTCTCCTGACATCTGCCCGGCGAGCGGTGCAATCACCAATTCAAAATAGCTATTCCATTCATCTTCCGTGTAATTTGCATGGACGATTTTTTCATTCGTATTGAAAAACGCATAGATCCTCTTTTTGGTATTATCCATCTGCAAAGCGTTGGGGACGTAATCCTTTGGCTCGATCCGCTCCGCTGTCGCTTTGGAATCGACTCCGGCAGCGCCAAACGTAGAACTGGAAATGCTTAAATAGTTGTCCACAAATTCCTGAACAGAACTTTTTAGATCCTCCGGCCGCATAGACGAGTTAAATTTTAACAGCCATCGGATCACACCGCTGTTTTTGATTGCTTTTATGATCCCCTGATCTGTAGTTGATACGATGTCCATGAGCTGTGCCAGGGCTTCTTTTGGGGAATCTCCAAACAAGTCATTATCGTTGAAATCATTCCGCAGGTGAATCACTTCACTGTATGGGAACATGGACGTTTTGCCGTTCAGGTAGTAGAACTTAAGGTATAGTTCCTGATTTTCATACTTTGCTTCCACGCCGGCGGCCGGAATCGGGTACAGCTGTTCCGGTATTCCATTAGGATCCCGTACGATCAGAATAAAGGCGTTGTTGTTTAGTGCAAGCTGTGTCGCCACCTTCTCCTGCATCACCTGGCCGCACATATATGGGTTCGGTTCCTCCAGTAGAAAGCGTATGTACGGCTCAGGATTCACCGAAAAGGATTTCCCGTCATTCCTGACATGCCTTGCTATCAGCTTCCCGACCGCCTTCGCATATGGCCGTATGCATGATCTGACAATATCGGATTCATATAGTTTTCCATTCCACGCAAAAAAGCCGTTTCCCTGCTCGGTGATCATTTTGTAAACAGCGCTTTTCCCGATATTTTGAAAAAAGTTTATTATTCGCATTCTTCTCCTCCTTTCCGTCAGATTATGCTCAGATATTCTTCCAGATGGTTTTCCAGTATGACATATGCGTCCAGCAGGCCGGCCATACCGTCAATTCGTCGCGTACCCTGATTCCCTTTGCATGGCTGAATATTGTCGTTTTTATCAACATCGACCGAGGTATTTGCCAGACACCATTTCAGGATCGGATTATTGTTATAAACCACTCTCTTTTTTGCCAAGTCAGCTCCTAGGGACTTCATCGGACTGCTCAGCGTTTTCTTGCCCTGAATAACGGGTTCCATCGTCGCGAGTCCGAAGGTGTTTTTCATATCCTCCACAAAATACGATGCTGACCACGAGTCGTACCCACACTTAAACAGGTAGATGTCAAGTTCGTTCTGCACTTCTTCGAACCACTCTTTGACGTATTTGTAATGTACCTTATTTCCTGGACTTAATCTCAACAATCCCTGTTCAGCCCATAAGTCATAAGGTATCTTATCCTCCCTTACGCGCTGCTCTAACAGATCTTCCGGCAGCCAATACATTTGTAGCACATAGATTCTGTCATCTCCCGGTACCATGAATATTACGGTGGCGTTCGTCAAGTCCGTGGTGCTGGAAAGGTCGGTTCCCCCGATACCATAACGCGGCTTCAGCGCTTCGAGATCGAACAGCTCCGTGTTATTCAACTGTTCGAATGTCAGCCAAGCCTCGGAAGAAGTCTCGCGGATATTGAATTCCTTGCAAACCAGATTCTTAACAAGCTTTGGATTATCCTTCGCCTTCTCTACCTTTGCCGCAAGGGTTGACTGCTTCTTTATGGTTCCAAGGCCCGGATTTGCTTTCTTCCAGCATTCCGGATCCGTCCATTCTTTCCGGCTGTCCAACTCATAAATAAACGGGAAGAAATGAGGATCCTTGTACCCCACACTGTCAAACAGGCCATTGATAACTTTTTCAGCCTCTTCGTACTTCGCATCGTAGATGTCTTCCCGGATTACTCCGGCCGTGGAGGTAATATATACAAGCGGCTGGTCTCTGGCCGAACAGCCGTCGGCCATGATATCGTAAAGGGCCTTTCCGTTCTTCCATTGGTGGATTTCGTCCATCAAAACACAATGTACGTTAAGGCCGTCCAGCGTATCGCTGTCAGATGCCAGCGGCTTGAAAATCCCATCATTGAAATACTCGGAAGACAGCTCCGCAACCAATGGCTTAATGCGCTTCAAAAGTGCCGGCGATTTCCTCACCATTCGCTTTGATTCCGTCCAGATGATCTTCGCCTGATCTCTCTTCGTGGCAACCGCGTAAACCTCCGGCCCCGACTCCCCGTCTCCAACCTGCATATACAGGCCAACGATGGAAGCCAGAAGGGACTTCCCGTTTTTCTTTCCGACGATTAACACTGACTCCCTGCATTGACGAAAACCATTGATATCCACAAAGCCAAACACCGCAGCCAGGTGCGCTTTCTCCCAAAGTTCCAATCGCACCGGACTACCAGCGCCGGCCCCTTTGGATAGCTTGCAGTAATTCTCCGCAAACTCCAAGACATGGTTTGCCCTTGCCGGACTATAAAAATACTCGCCCGGATTATTGACTTCCCAGGCGAGGTGCTTGTACCACTCGTGTATTTTATTTGATACGACCTCTTCCCCTGATTCTATCAGGTTCCAATATTCCAGGATCGGGTTATAGCTTAATGGATAGACTACTTTCTTTCTGCCGGTCATTAAACATCCTCCCTCCCGTTTACAAAATCCTCAAAGCCGTCGTCTTCCACAACCACTGTTTTTTCTGTTTTCGGAAGACAATCAACCAGTATTTTCATGGCCTGGGTCTGTCTTTGCGAGAGCTGCAAATAATACTGTGCCTCTGGGCTCTGTTTGGTTCCATACTGATTCTCTCCATTCTTGTACTCCACGGTCGTCCCCTCACGGTTGATCGTTTCTCGGAGATCCTGCATTGTAATTGTCATGAAAGCAATGTCCTCAATGGTGGTAAATACAAGCTTCTTTTTGTTCTCATCTATGTTTGCAAAGAGTTTTTTTAATCTGCTTGTCTCCCGCTTAATCCGTTTTACTTTCTCCAAATAGTTGCCAATGCTGTCAACTTCCTCTTCTCTTTTCCTTGCTTCCGCTTCAGATTCCTTGTCTGTGTACACGTTTATACCACACCCCCTTTACGTGCGACCTGTGTATTAAATAAATCTAGGGACACGGTGAATTTAGAAACCACCCACACCTTTATTTAAGGGGGGGAGGCAGCGGTATCGGCTGCCCTGATGCATCAAAGGCAACCAACAGCGCCGCCTTCTTATTCAGGCCATGACCTTCCTCTTCATCGTGACACACTTTGCACTCCCATCTTAAGTTGTCCCAGTTCAATGTGATCTCTGGATCATTGATATTGTCAGGAGTTATCCCAACCTTATGATGCACAATGTATCCCAATCGCTCGTGACACTTCTCACACATTCCGCCATCAATCATTATTCGATTGTTTATGTACGACCTTCGGCAGTCCTTCCATTTTTTCGAATGATAAAACGCCTGTGCGTATTCCTTTGCCATATGTTCACCTTCTTTCAGGAGGAACGACGCCCTGGGTTTCATGCGTCGGTTGAATTATGAGAACGATCATCGGAACATTAGGAATCGAACCTAAGACACACGGCTTATAAGGCCGCCGCTCTCCCGCTGAGCTATGTTCCGTACTCTTTCCGTTTGACATATCTGCTATTTTGTAAAGTGTGCCGTGATCCTGTTTCTACTAATTAATGCCGCCGATTTTTATACAGTTGATTTTACACTGTCATTTTATGACAAGTTGTAGGCAAAATAAAAAGAAACTATCGAAAATACGATAGCTTATTGTATACTTTATCCTTTTGGTCCTGGTTGACTCCAATGTATCGCAAGGTTATATGAATGTCTGCATGGTTAAAAATATCCATCAGCATAGCTGCATCTTTCGTAGACTGATATACATGATATCCGAATGTCTTCCGCAGCGTATGTGTTCCGATCTTTTCGATTCCGAATTTCTTACCCGCATCTGATAATATGTTGTATGCCTGCTGTCGCGTGATTGGTTTATTCTCATGCGGATTCTTAAAGAGAAACTCATAATCATCTTTACCGATTATGTACTGCTCCAGAGCTTTCTTTAAGTCCCGATTGATTGGAAAACGCTTTTCTTTTCCAGTCTTCTTTTCTCTCAGAACAATATCGCTCTTATTTTTGACGTCACGTACCCGGAACTTAAGAATATCTGATATTCGTAACCCTGAGTAAATACCGAAAAGAAACATAACATAATTACGCTCACTGTCTTTTTTCAAGTATTCTGCAATGTCAATGACTGTCTCCTTATCGCGTATAGGTTCAACCGTATTCATCCGCTCACCTGTCTTCTCCTTTATGGCATAAGAAAAGGCCCCCGTCTCCGGAAGCCCTGATTTGATTAATACCATTATAACACACTCTCTTAAAAATTTTTCCATCTGTTTTCCATAACCTATGATTCTATTTTCCGGAATATTTCAGGATGTGAATTCTCAAATGCCACAAGTGCCTCTCCGTGCATATTAATAACATATTTATAACAATATCCCATATCGCACGCCATTTTAGTAAAATCTTTCTCCTTTCGTACATATCGACGATAAAGAATTTCTATAAACAGTCCGTCTTTAAGATCATGAATTTGATCGATCAGCTTGTTTTGCAACTCCATATAGTCAATAATTTTGTTTTCTATTTCTTCTTCCAATGATACCACCCGTAATGCCTGAGATTCTGTCCTTCTTCCATCTCCTCCGCTAAAAGAAGTCTGTACTTTTCCCACTTCTGAATCATTAGATATTGTTACTATTCCGCGATTTCTCTTTGCTTCTGCCAGTTGTTGTTTCTTATGCTTTACTTTCTTTTCCAACTCTTCTAACTGGCTTAAATATTCTTTTGCTGTTATCGCCATTCTTTTCCCGTCTCCTTATCTTTCAAAATAATTTTACCTATAATATCAAATCCTGCCAGGCTTGCCACCATTCTTAATGCATTCATTACGTCCTTTACTGGCTTCGGCGTCCGATCTGCTTCTTTGATTGCCTGATATGCTGTCGGGTCCGGGTACCCTTCTCTATTTTTAAAAGTCATATTGTTGTTCTTCCTTTATGTAAAATTTTTAATCTTGTTTTATCCCACTCTTCGCAGAATTCTTTTGTTGCATTTTTAGTCATGCACTCATCATCTGCCGGAACAATACTATATCTGCGCTTTAACCTATACCCTCCAGATGCCGCTGTATAAATGCACTTGATCGTAGTTCCTATAATTCTTGCTGCTTCATCAGCGCTTAATTTTCCTATAAGCTTTTCCCCGTCATAAATATCATACATTCTTCCACGCATATTCTTCTCCTTAACTCACATATTTTCTATGTGCTTCTTTTGCTTTACTTCGACTATAGTTCCCGTAATTATCTTTCGTCGTGTTTAGATTATTGTGTCCTACTAAATCTGCTACTAAAGTAAGAGGAACATCTTTTTCCAATAGTTCTGTGACAAATTGCCGGCGCCATTTGTGTGGATTAATTGCAATCCCATTAAGTCGCTTATCCATCTCGCTGAGACTCTTCAGCATTACCCGCACTGCATCATCGGTCATTCTTTTATGTGGTGCGCGGCTCCCTACAAATAATGCAGGATTATCGTCAATGCGGCTTTCAAGGTACTCTTTCAAATGTACCGCAGCTTCACCGTTAAAATATACTGGCCTTTCCTTCCGACCTTTTCCGTATACAATACATTGTCGGCCATGCATATCTATATCATCACGGTTAAGTGCTACCATCTCGGATATACGAACCCCAGTCCTGTGAAGAAAATCAACTATAGCAATATCGCGGAGACTGTGCTCTTTAGCAACATCTTTCACAATCGTGATCTGTTCATCTGTAAAGACTTCTTTAACTCGGTGCTCAACCTTATTATCTTTAATTTTAAGCATCGGATTTTTTGTAATGTACTCTTCCTCCGTAAGCCATTTGAAAAGTCCACGTAACATACGAGTCTTATTATTAATTGTCTGATCCGTATTATGCCTTACCAGTTTGCAATGTGCTAGATATCCACGTATATCTCCCGTGGTAATCTCGTTCAGTGATTTGTTCACAGAAGTAAAAAACTGCTTATATTCCTGTTTATAGGTTTCTACGGTCTTTTCCGGGCAGCCGGGAACAAGCATGGAAGCCAAAAACAGCCTTACCCATTCAGATGTATTATCTACCTGAGTAGACAATCCGGTCTCTTCCCGATATATCTGCATATTATGAAGGGCCATATAAAGAACTGCTTTCGCATCATTAAGCCGTGTCTGCTCTGCTATTACATTTGTAAGTCCGTACATAATGTTGGTTACAACTTCGTCTAAATTAACCTGTTCTGCCATGATATTATCCTCCTTCTCAGACTGGAAAATTATTCCTCTTGCTTTTCTCTGCCTGAGCTGGTTATAATATACTCAAGCAGTTATTATTGAGCGGTGGTAAGCATCTTCCCGGGTGTCCACCGCGTTTTTCTATTTTCGCACATACGTTCTTTACTTTCGTTTTTTATTGCCGGGAAATAAATCCCGGCTTATTTTATTTAATTATTCTTCTTACTTCTTCTTTTGCGGCATAATACGCATGGTTATATACTGCCGTAAATCCCTCCAGCGGTTCCAACTCATCTACCTTATCTCGTATTTCAGCCAGACGCATTCTCAGATACTCATTTTCTGTTCTTAGCGCCTCCACCTCTTTCATGTATCTCGTGCAGTCTTTCATCTGGATCATCTCACCTTTTTATAAACAATTTCGCCTAATCGGTTTGTGTGGTGGCCGAATTTCCCGTTCTTCTCTTAATAATTCAAGTTCCTTTTCCAAACGTTTCTTTTCAGTTATCGACTTCACAATACTTAATATATACAAAACTATAACTGTTACACAAATAATCAAGCATAAAACTATCTGTTCGTTCATATCTTGCTCTTCCTTTAAATTTCGATTTAGTGTATAAAGTTACGTATCACTACACACTAAAAACATTTCAAGCGCTTTGCGGATCACCCAGGATATAGAGCGTTCCTCGCGCTGGCAATAGGCCATCAGCCGTCTAAACTGATCCGGCTCCATGCTTATATCCTGCCGTATGTATTTCTCTCCTTCTGCTTTCTTCTGTCTTGCCATGGCGGCCGCTCCTTTCTCTGTGTATTACTCCACAAACTATTCTTTATCTCGATTTTGCCGATTAACCCACATCAGATTCGATATAGACGATAATTCCCTTTTTCCAATCGAGAGAATCCACCTTTTTCTCCGCTTCCTCGTCGCTTAGATTAGCCACTTCCCAAGCGGTAGATATGTCCTCGAAAATTTCATTCCAATCGTCCTTATCTCGAATATATACTTTTTCTTCACCTTCATAGATTTCGCCGATTTCCACATTTCCGAATCGAGAGAGCCAATAGCCGCAGTCATCGGCTACGCAATCATATGATACCATCGGGATTACTGGCAGTTCTGGATTATCTGCTACCATTTCAAGTAACTTCCGTCGATTAACATATGATTTGCAATCATCTTCACTTTCGGATTCATACAGCGTATTACATCCGCTTAATTTTCCGTCTTTGTCCCAGATTCCGGCCCAACTCATGGGCCTAACATAATATGTACCTCTGTCTGTTTCACCGATAATAAGTTGTTCCATTTCTAATCCTCCTCTACCATTTTGTTGACGTCGCCAAAATGGTCTTACATGGCTACTCGCGCACGGCCTATGTTGCCGCCGTTTTCGCCATTGCAACGAATTAAGCCTGCTCAGAAACAGCGTCTTTTGCTTCTGCCTCTGTCAGATAAAATTCGTCGTCCGTATAGCCACTGGCACATGACTCCGAATCTGGATCATAGATCATATAGCAAACCGATCCATCTTCTAAGATTTCAACAAACTGCACTTTTGTTTTGTAATACTCATATCCCCAGATTGCAAAGACTTCTTTTCCCGGTAATGCCTTTATGTATATATACATTTCATGCCTCTCTTTCTTTTATACAAATGTCGCTTCCGGCTCTTTTTCCGGCTCAATATAGCTGCTGTCCCATTCCTCATCAATCACTATCGTGGTTCCTGCCCGTTCTAGCCTGAGAAGAAGGACCTCGAAATCAGACAGTCTTCGCAATGATGAAATTTTGATGTCACTTGAAATACTTATAGAATATGGGTGCTCTTTTCCATAATCGCTTATGTATTTTGAAACCTGAATCTGTATATTAAGATCTTTATCGTAATCGTTTTCAAATGTAATTTTCGCTCTCTGTAAACAACTCCATTCCGGTTTTTCTTCTTCCTCGAACCTCATTTCGCAATCTACTGGCGCATAATACACCCCATCGTCATGACATACCTCTAGCCCGTCAACTTCAATGTCCTTATTGCACTGCTTTATCCACGCTTTAAACAAGTCAGTGACTTTGATTTCTTTCTGTTCCGGTTCCAGCATAAGCCCTTTGAAATTCTCCAAAATACGCTTTTCGGCCATGCAGCCATCAGAATTCACTATTTCTGTAAGTACTGTATCCAGTTTAGGGAGGAATTCTGTAAAATCATACTTTTCGATGTACGGAACCATAACCTCCGTAATTTTATTTTTAAGCGCCCTTTCGGCGTCTCCCCAGCGGAAAGCCTCCCCTACTGCGTTTTTAAAAGCTTCTTTGAATTTTTCCTTTACTATTTCCTGTACTTCTTCTTCGGTTAAAACTTCCTGTGCAATCTTTAATAATTCATCTTTCATATCTTCTCTCCTTTAAATTTCCTGTTATGCCACGCGGTTATTTCGTCAAGATAAAACGTTTCCCCACACTTCGGGCAATAGGGAATCATTCCTGCTCTGGTTTCCCGCTCCAGATTTTTTATGACTACCAGATGTGGCTTATATGCTGCTATCTCACGCCTCTGCTCAAGCAATGCCTCTACCTGGTCGCCTAACCGCTCATAATGTTTTGCCATACTGTACAAAGCTTCAAAGGGTTCTACAATAGCATCGCAGTCCTCGCACTGTACAATTTTATTTACATAATCAATCTCATAGTGTGGATTACTGCACTCACATAGTTTTCTTTTCCCGTATTCCACCTTAAGCACATCAATGCGCTTAATTTTCTCCGGTAGATTCTCCATCTTCTTTTTCCTCTAAATGATCGATTAGTGAACTATAGTTCACCTATCTTTACAGTAACATGAAGCGCTTTGAATACTTTATCTGCACTTTCTACACTCATACTTTTTGTACCATTTTCCCAGTAAGCAATCGCTCTTTTGGTTACTCCGGCCATGTCAGCAAGCTTCTGCTGTGACAATTTCTGTTTTCTTCTTTCACTTTGCAAAACTTTTCCTAAATTTATCATTGACTTTATTTATCCCCTTCTGCTATACTATATATTGTGGTGAACGTCCGTTCGTCATACCACAGGGAGGTACGAGATTATGAAAGGAGGTACGCGTATGGGTAAAACAATAAGAGTTCGTATTAACTCTACTGCCAGAACTACAAGTTCTGGAAATATCCAGGTTCGCACTACTGTGAATAACGGTCACAGTACCAGAACAACCACCAAGACTATTCGTGTGAAATAGTCCTTTGGCTACCCTGATATCCCCTTATCAGGGTAGCTTTTTTCATTCCTCCGTGTTTCATTTTTTTAACTTGATGAAATATCAGTTTAACTGATTTTTTAAATATTCTAAATTGCTACTCTGGTTATAGAAAAATCCATATCTGCATAGATTAAAAGAAACATAACAATCACATCCTTCGGTTCCCTGGTTGAATCCATTAAAATCTGCACCAACATAGAAACCACACAAAATAGTTGCTCCGACTATTTCACCATCATTATTTCTGAACCACCGCTTATCATAAACTGTATACTCATCACCAAATACAATTTTTAAAGCCGCTTCCAGTTCTTGCATATTTCTTTTTCCCTTGTAATATTCAAATTCCCAGTCGTCCTCACCATGATAACTCCAGCGAGGATGTCGAAAATAATTACTCAGAATTTCTTTTCTTTTATTAAATTCGGACGAAACCATAAGTCTCCTTTCTCTGCAAAATATTAATTCTCAGATTAATCAATATTTTTAAATTCGATGGGAATCCACATATTCGGATTGTAATTAAGCGTATATTTGTATTTAGAAACACCAACATTTTCCAAGTCGATCACTGTATAAGTGACGTTATCTGCTAATCCAAAAATCCCCTTCTTATATGCGCCATCATCTTCAATGACAATTTCGAGTTGGTTATCTGCATTATCTTTCGTGATTGATATTTTTCCAGTCAATTGGAACAATACATCTCCTTGTATGCAGTTAATTACCGTTACTTGCCTCACGATATTAAAATTATCAGCCTCTAATGCTAAATTTGAGGAGACCCTATTCGCTTCACTGCAACCTCCGATAGTCAATACCATCATCATTGTTATAATCATTACTGCTACTTTTATTGTTTTCTTCATTTTCCTTATCCTCCACAATGTTAATTTTTACAAAAGCGGTTTTCTGATTTTACACCCTCATCTGACCGCAAACAGGAGAGAAACCAGGCTCAATACGTCCCTTATGTTTTTACAGTGCGTTCGGTTGCACTAAATGCTAAGATACCTGTCTCTCAAGCCATTCCAAAGAGTCCGCTACCTGATCCGATCGATACGCTACAACGTCCAGATCGTCCCGATATAGTTTTGCATCTACTCGGGCCAGAAAACACGCAAGTTCTTCATCTGTCATTGCTCTTATTCGATCTGCATTTCTCATGGTATCCTCCTTCTGGAAATTTTAATATGCATGGTTTTGCGCCTTGCACTGGCGGGAGTCGAACCCGTCAGTTCGGGGACTTGAACCCTTCTGCACCATGCTGGACGCCCGGCGCCCATTAAATGCTAATTCTGTTTACCAGCTAAAACGTCTATCTCTTTCGGCATCAAGCCACGCTATAATCTCATGGCTAGTCATTTCTTTTAGGGTCTGTTTAAACAATCTGCATTCCTCGCGCGGGTGATTGTCATATGTCAGCAGCATAATTGTGTCTGCTATTAGCCTTTCACAAAAAAATACTCTCTATTAGTTACCGCTCCTGGTGAATACCCTCCACAAAATCCAGACATTTTTCCCATACTACAGCAATCATTATTCTTGATACAGTTATTACAATTTGCCATTTGAGTTCCTTTCTCCTATAATCCCGGAAATTTTAAGTTTCTGATTCAATAAAAGCATCGTAGTCTTCTCCGAAGTCTGCTACAAGTACTAAATACGAATCATCGCTTTCTCTCCAACGTCTCACCCATTCAGATCTTCCTTTTTCAAATAATTCTGATGTTTTCCAACCTAATTTTGAACAATCACCCATTACAACAAATGAAAACTCACCATTTATAGGACTTGATAATACTGGGCTTGCCATGCATTCAGATACTTTATAATTTGTATCCGGATCATCTTCTGTTATAAGTTTCTGAAAATGTTCTATAGCGTCCTTTCTCATCATTTCGATAATATTCCGATTGAAATGATGAACTATTACCATTCGATTTCTTATTGTACCCATGTTATTCCTCTTTTCTTAATACTTAATTTTCCTCTATCGAATCCACACAATTGTTAGGCTTCCAATTCAGACCACAAAGTTCCGCCATATCGATCAGTCCTTTTTCCCGATCATATGCTTTTGCTTTCGCCATTTCGATATCATTCTCCAACATCGAATCGCTAATCACTTTCATATGATGTAAGGCCGCAATCATTCTCATTGGCTGCACCCGTTTTTCTTTTATTATCTTCCAGATCCCCTGTCTAGTATATCCCATGGCTGCCGCAAAACTATTTATATTCATATCGAACTCTTTAGCAAGTTTTTTTAAGTCTGCCATTTTACATATCACCATCTTTCCGTATGCTCTGTTTACTTTTGGCTATTTATTTGCAAACTGTTCATTCACTAAATATTAATTTTCATGGTATCCGCTCTGCTCACATGTATCCGCATATTCGCAGTAGTCGCACTCACCGCTACATCCTTTAATTTTTGGTTTCATACACGGAGCCATTAAGACCTGCTTTACTGGCAGTCCGTAAAATCTTCCATCTTCTGCTCTGCATATCAGTTCGCCATTCTCTTTCCGGCTTCCCTTACATGCAGAGCAGAAATTTTTATATCCTAAGATGTCACACAATGCTATCACCCTCCTAAATTATTAAGTTTCCGGGTTATTTTCTCGGTTTATACAATTATATACAGTTAATTTAACGTATATCAATTGTATAATCAACTCAAATTTAATGTATCTTCATTACTTCTTACTATTTTTTGACCTATGGCACCAGTTATATTCTGCCGTCGGTACCAGAAAATCCTCCAACACCTGCCGCGGCTCTTCCAACATGCAGTAGTAGTCTCCCTCTGCAATGTATACGCACTCGTCGCAATCCTCGCAGTTAATCGGCTTCTTCATCTTCAAAATCTCCTTTCCATGAGATTTCCAACCCCGGCACCGTTACACACCGCGGCTGCCCTGGCACCATCTTGATGATCCCATCGTCCGCCATCTGCTTAAGATGCAGGTGTACACTGCTCTTGCTCTCCAGCCCTACACCTTCCCCGATTTCCCGTATTGAGGGCGGCCAGCCGTGGGCTATGGTGTACTGGACTATGTAATCTCTAATCTGCTTATGACGCTCTTTCATAGTTTTCTCCCTATACCATTAACCTCTTTGATTTTAAAAAGCCACATATTTCTACTGCGGATTTTCTTCCTACGTTGCGCAATTTCATAATTGCTTCTTCAGGAGCCATACCTTTTTGTTTTTTTATATAGTTACCAATCTCGTAAGGCGTTGTTAATTTATTTCTCATAAGTGCATTTCTGCTTCTTATCGATAGATCATCAAACTCTGTAACGTTGGTAACATATTCCCGTTGCATCACGTCCGGCATACAGACCATTGATAACGTCGTTCTTACTCCAGCTAACGCTGAATTTCTAAGCTGATGTATTCTTTGTCTGCTTAACTCTAAATCCGCTGCAATTTCTGTCGGGCTTTTTTTATCTCTGTAATACATCAAAATAACTTCTTTTTCCCGTTCGGTCATGAATTCTGATTCTTCTATTGCTGCCCACTCTTCTGTATTGCTAAAAGCATCAGAAATAAGTTTTATAAATTCCTCTCCCATCTTCTCCTCCTATTCCAGATATCTAATCTTTTTTAATTGTGGATCAATATATCTATCTTCGAATCGTTGGAGTGAAACAAGTACCTTCTGTGAAAAGTTCGATTCTTCCTTATGTATCCTGATTTCTACCCCATTATCAAGAGCCATTAATGCCAGCCGATTCAAATCTTCGGTATCAAATTCCTCCAGAGGAATACATATACTCCCTGGTATATCCACTGCCTCCCGAAGACTTTCATTAATGCTTCTTAATCCCATTTTCATTTTCAATCTCCCTCTTATGCTCATCGTAATATGTCTCTGCCGCTTCTATTGCCGGAAGGCAGCTTACCCAACCGCAGGAGTGGTAAGCCCTTGCCTGACAAAACCGGCAGACGTTATGTTCCACCCACTCACGTTTATCCATTTTGGACGCTCCTAGAATTTATACTCATAGAAATCAGTGTCCTCAATATACCAGTCGTCATCAAACCGATATATCCGGATGTTATCAACCTGCTCATCGGTGATATTATCCCAGCCTGGCACATTTCGGAGCATAGTCCTAATATACTTCCGACGTTCTGCTATCTGCTCATCACTCATATCCTTTCCCAGGCGCCTTTCAACACCTACCCGGTACCAGGCGAGTACCCTTGCAACATCTTCATTCATTGCTTCTCTCCTTCATCGGCAAGGCAGCTTTTGTGACTATTTCTGATTGCTCCAATTTCAGGCGTTCCGGCATCTTATGAATTTCTAATGACCGCCTATATTCTGCCTCATATGCGCCGCGGAACTGTGCTTTCAGCGTGTTCACCTGCTCATATGGGGACTGACATATATTCTGCCAGCCTATATTTTCTACGGCTCTTCTGACTGGATCGCTAAAGTTATCGAGAGCGGCCGCCTCATTCATGTACCCATACCGTCTGATTGCTTTATTGACTTCTCCCCATGCCTCATCTGCATCGGGAATTCTATTTTCCATTAGGTCCGCTGCATATGTACGCAATTCCGATATTGTTGGTGGAAACTTATTTGACAGTGCATATTTTTTAAGTGCCGCCATTGCCGCAGGAAACGGAATATCTCCCAGTAACTCATACCACCAATCTAATTGCTCTTTTGTTGACAGTATGTAGTCTTTCGGGAAAGCCGTTTTTATTCTGTCGGCAAATACTGCAAATTCTTTCACGTTCATAAATCCTCTCCTTTCGACACAGCCCAGTCATACATCATTCCTCGGCTCGCTTCCTGCTTTTCAGTCGCTGCCGATTGAGGATAGGGCTTATGTTTTGCTGATTCCTGCCTCTGCCAATTTCTGACTGCGGCTTTCCAGTCCTTCATTTTATTTTTTCCGACATACCAGTTTTTTGAAATGTAAAAATCTACGAAATGATTTGCATCAACGTATCTGTAATCATTCTCGCGGCAATATTCAATCACATTCTCCACGGAAGGAGGAACGAAACGAGAGTTTTCTTTAGGTACGTTAGTACCTTTCTTTTTTTCTTTTTCATTCTCATCTTCATTATCATTTACATTAACATCTACATTATCATTCTCATTTACATTATCATTATCAGCTTTTTTTGCTTCGGTTTGCTTTTCGGAAAAACCATTTGCTTTTTTTGCTTTTTCATCAGAACCATTTGCTTTTGGTCTTCCTCCCTGCTTCCCTGCTTCTCGCCTCTTTTCTATAGTTTCCTGATACTTGCTTCGGTCTCGATCCATTTGCGAACGTATAAAACAAAATGCCATCATTGTTACACCGTCCATATTTGGAAGCTCTGTATTACTGGCATAAGCCATTATGGCTGTGAATAAATCGCCACGCTGCTCACGTGAAAGCATGGATACCTGTTCCATATAGTCTGTATACATTACAAAGCTGTTTTTCATGGTTTTTAACCACCTTCCACATCACTCCTATAAAATTTCCTTGATATTTTCTGCGACACCTCTTATAATTAAGGTGTCAATATACTTTTTAGTTACTTGATTCCCTGGCTGTGTCCGCAGCCGGGGTTTCGTCTTTTTTTGAAAGGTTTTCTAATTCCTGGAATAACTTTGCGAGGTCAGCCGAACTGTAAATACGTGGATTGATCTCTGCTTCCCGTCCAAACCTGCCAAGTAAATAGCTTATTGATCGTCGTGCCTCCATATACGGCTTGTCCAACGAGTCAATGACTTTTTCGATATCTCCTTTTCTCATTCCATCACCTCATTGCCAGACATAATATAATGGATTCCAGCGCCGCGATCACCCCGCCGCCTGCTTTTCCTGGCTTTTCTTCCACTCTTCAAATTCCTTCATATTTTCAGGAACCTCAAAGTAAGCTTTGATAATTTCGCCAAGTGATCTTGCCGTTGGGTTTGTAGCGCTTTCCGGTATCCGTTCTATATTCACTTTAATCATTGTTATCACATCCTTTCATGCTCCATATATTGCCATTTAGTTACAGATCTCCTATAATCTAAGTACAGGCCATGCAGGGCCAAGTACAAATGTGGAGGCTAACTATGGATAAACTTCAGGAGCATATCGTTCAGAATTGGCTTACATATTACAAGCAATAACGAAATTACTGAAACAAATAATGGAAAGCTGGGGTACCTGGACATAAAGTCAAGTTTATATCCCGGATTTTCTTTTTTGAAGTTTCGTCGTTGCTCTTTAGATAGTGGTCTTTCAGGTACTATAACTATTCTGTGTTTCATCTCTATTCTCACCTCCTCGATTATCAACGTGCACCAGTCAGTTTATTTTCTGCATAAGAAAATCTCTTACGGTTTGAACCTGTCCATCGAAACGGCACTGTAATGTTTCTGGGAGCTCATCCCAATGATCTGCAATATAGCGTAATTGCTCAAGACGTTTTTGCTCCTTAGTTTCTGGTACTCCTCTATGATCTTTCATGTAGCTTCACCCCTTTCTTGTTGTTGTTAGCACCATTATAAGTCTTGTCAGCACTCTTGTCAATACTTTTTTTGTTGTTGTTAGCACTTTTTGTTGACGTTAGCACATTTTTGTATTATAATAAAAGACAGAAGAGAGGTGGTGTGAAAATGAAAGACAGAATAAAACAATTAAGAAAAGCGTTAGAATTAACCCAACAAGAATTTGCTGATAGAATAGGAATAAAGAGAAACTCGTTTGCCAATTATGAAACAGGACGCAATACGCCTATAGATGCAATAATTGTTTCCATGTGTAGAGAATTTAATGTTAATGAGGAATGGTTACGAACCGGTACTGGTGAGATGTTTAACGAATTAGATGCTACAGACATAGCATTTAATCATTTTGGATATGTAATGGGAAAAGGAACAGCACAAAAAAAAGCGGTGTTATCCGCTTTGGTTGAAATGGTTTATAGTGTGCCTGATGATAAGTGGGATTATATTTTTAATCAGTTCGAAGGCTGCTTAAAAGAAGCCAGGGGAAGCAATGAATCTAGGGAGGATTAGAATTTCCTCCCCAATACCCCCATTGCTAACTGATATATGCGTCTAGCAGAAATATTATCAAGTGTATCTACTAATTCATGTAACATTTTTTTATAGTCCATAAGAATCATAAATATGTACCTCCCTTCCCGAGAACATCTGCCGTATGTATGTACTATACATATATTATAGCATATAGCCATTAAATTTGTGCATTTTATGCAAAATAATATGTGGAAAAATCTGGCAATTGCCATTATTTTCCAATTAGTTGCAAATAAATCGCAAATATTCAAAGTGCCATGTATCAAACACTCGGGAAAGGAAGCATGATACATTGTGGGACAACGCAATCGAACATTTGTTCCTTTTATTCTATAAAAATTATATAACTATTAAGGCTAAAAATCAACCCCAAAAAGAACATTCGTTCTATTAATAAATTATTTAGGAGGGAAATATAATGTCATATTATAGTGCTTATGATGTGAGTAAAAAAAGTCATTTTAAAACAGGAGTTCTCTGCCTAATTGGAGGCATAATAGGCATGCATCGGTTTTACATGGAAAAAGTATGGACAGGCCTTGCCATGGCTGCAATGTTAGTTGTAGGACTATGCCTCGTTCCAATTAATCTGACATGGGCTGGTATTGCATTTGGTGCTGATTTTTTGATGTTAGGTGTAGACTTCTTTTGCATTTGTCAAAACTTTGTGGAAGATGCAGATGGAAAAAAATATCTCCAGATAATTTGAACAAGGATAAGGAACCTCTTTTTAATATGCTCTTAATGATAACATTTTCGGTATATAGCACTTTGTTATGTTACATATCTTATTATTTATTTATATTAACAGTGGTATTTACAGTTATTGCACTTATCTTTTTGATTATGGAGTTGAAATATATTGAAAATAACTGATTACATAAAGCCCCCTGTGCTGGTAACACAGAGGGCAAAAAGTGACATACCGGCAAGATGCCGATACGATATAAAAGTGCACTTCTATTGTATCATTTCGCGACTTGTCTGTAAAGAAATACACAACATTTAAAGGAGGAAATGATACAGTGAACGCAGTAATATACGCACGCTACAGCGCCGGACCCGGCCAGAATGAACAATCCATCGAAGGGCAGTTAAGAGACTGCCGTGACTATGCCAAAAAGAACGATATCACCATCATAGATACTTACATAGACCGCCATATATCAGGTACAGACTTTGAAAACCGCACCGAGTTCAACCGGCTTATTAAGGACTGCGAGCGCCATCAGTTTTCTGCTGTGATTGTATGGAAAGTGGATCGCTTTGGCAGGAACCGCGAGGAGATCGCCATGAACAAAGTCAAAATGAAAAAACATGGCGTGAAGCTGCTCTATGCGAAAGAGCATATTCCGGATGGCCCTGAGGGGATTATACTAGAATCACTGCTGGAAGGCATGGCTGAATATTACTCTGCGGAATTGTCGCAAAAGGTTAGACGTGGGCTGAGAGAGTCCATGCTTAAAGGACACGCACTGGGAGGTAATCCGATGCTTGGATATAAGATAATTAATAAGAAATATGTTGTAGATCCAGTAACATCTCCTATCGTTGTTGAGATTTTTGAGCGGTATGCTGCCGGAGAGACAGCAAAGGCCATAGCTACCGACCTTAATACCCGTGGTGTAGTTAATGCCAAGGGAGATCCCTTTAAAAATAATACCATATACTTTATTCTGCGGAATGAAAAATATATAGGTATATACCGTTACGGCGATATTGTTGTTAATGATGTGATACACCCCATTATAAATATGGAGTTGTGGGGGAAAGTCCAAATGATACTTGAAATGAATTCCCGCAACCGATCTAGGAGCCGATGCACTGCTCCGGAGGAGTTCCTTCTCACTGGAAAGATTTTTTGCGAATATTGCAAGCGGCCGATCATCGGGGAATCTGGGACAAGCCGGAATGGAGCAAGCCACTATTACTATAAGTGCTCTTCCAGGAAAAACAAGGGAGTAAAATGTGCAAAATCTACATTCCGTAAAACTGATCTGGAGAATTTTATTGTCTCTCAGACTATTGATAACGTGCTTCATCCGGATACCATTGATTATCTGGCTAAAAAGGTTGTCGAAATTCAGAACTCGGATGCACAGGAATTACAGATGCAGTCACTCAGAAAGCAGCTCTCAGACGTACAGAAAGGCTTAAATAACCTTGTTAATGCTGTAGAGATGGGAATTATCACTGATACAACGAAAGAGCGTATGATGGCCTTAGAAGAGCGTAAGGAAGAACTCAAAATCTGTATCGCCAAGGCAGAAATCAAACGCCCGAAACTCACAGAGGAGATGGTAGAGTACTGGCTCAATAAATTTAGGGATCAGGACGTTGACAGCACAGAGTTTAAGATACGGCTGATTAATACCTTTGTCAACTCAATTTATCTTCACAATGACTATGCTATCATTGTGTATAACTTCTGTGATGATGAGAGCGGACATCGTGCGGAAATCAGAGCTCAGCTTGATGATGCGTTAAGAGCAAAAAAAGAGGATCAAACGTGTTCGTCTGATCCTACTCAAGTGCCGGCGACCGGAATCGAACCGGTACGGGCGATTAGGCCCGCAGGATTTTAAG